ACAATAAAAAACTACACATAATCAACACCACATAGCTTCATAGACATCAGGCATAGTATCATTAATCAACATTCTACACCCTTCAGCAATCCTACGATGCTCTAATTGGGTCTCAGGAGCCGCTCTAAGGGCGATGTAATGCAACCAAGACCTGATAGTACCATTCATGTACAAAGTCGTGTCTGAGCCCATTGGGAGGACCTCTCGTGCGCACTCTTTAGCGACACCATCTTCAAGCATACCTCTATAGACTTCTTGACTTAGGATATAGAGTTCACTAATCTTCTCATGCCAATGAGCTTTAGTATGAATATCCAGATCATCAATGCTGTTCTGTCTGTTCTTAACATCCTGCCTTCTAAGGTAAGGAGGGGATGGGAATGATTCTACTTCTGCATACCGTTGGCTAAACTCTTGGAAGGAGAATGATCTGTGTCTTAGGATCTGAGCTGCTACTGCTCTATTGGTTTTAATTTCTACCACCATATTAGCCATTTCAAAGGGAGACCAATGCTGGTGTTTAATGAGGTATTTAAGGAGTCGAGGGGCTGTTTCTTTATTATGTTGATTAGTAGGGTTAGACACTCTAGCACAGTATGCTATGAGTTCTTCTGCGTTAGGGGTGATGGAAACAAGACGTACAGAATGTGTCACTATTGTTAGGTTGTGTTGGTAGCGGTGTGGTGATAGGTAGGTGGTGAGTGGATGTTGTTCTTATTGTTACCGGTACTATATATGAGTATACATGAGTATACATGAGTATACTAATAGTCTTATTAGTAGTAAGAATAAGAGTAATAATAATAAGAACTAATAGAGAAGATGGTTCAGTCGCTTCGCTCCTTCACCTCATCTTCCATTAGTAGCGATTTAAGAAAAGGAGGAAGTAATGTTTGTCTTTTACTTCCTCCTTGACCGCTGTTTCCACACAAGAGGGCACCACTCCCCTTGTTTTATGTGGTGGTTACGGGTTATTTGTCTATAGAAACCCAGTTATAGCCTTTGTTTTTACCGTTTAGACCTCTTGCTTTTTGTCTTTGAGTGTATGTCATACCAAAGACCATGTGATTAGCTGCTGATTGGGGGTCATCTAACCAAGCTTGTTCAAGGTCTTGCCACTCTTCAAACTTACGTTTAGCTATCTCATGGTTAGCGGAGATAGCCATAGCATCTGTAAAGTATTTAACGCCTTGAGCTAGGGAGTCTAATCTGTCGTCGTGTTTAACTGCGCCTTTTTCACGGCACATTCTACTCATTTGGTAGAAGAGCATGTAGAGGAGGCGTTCTTCAGGTGGAGAGGTGGGGTTGGATTTAAAATCCCACTCGATAACAGAACGATCCATAACAAGGCGATGCTGATTAAGGACAGGTTCCAGGGCATCAATGATTCTGTCTTCTTTACGGACATTAGCTCTAACTTCTTCGATGTCAATGTTTTGTTTAGTTTGGATGAGGTGTTTTTTAAAGAGTTCAGCAACAATACCATCACCAAAATTGGTTTCAATTAGGAGTTTAGTAACTTTATATTTTTTACAACCTCTTAGTATGTCCAAGAGTGTGTTATCACTATATCCTTCTCTGTAAGCACGCATTTCATGCACGTACAGGAAACCGTTTCGCTGGGAGATATAAGTTGCTGCTGTTTCATCTGTGCCACGACCCGACGGATCAATGCTGCAGATTGTTTCGGAGTAGGAATCCCAGTTTCCTTGGAGCTGCATAGGACTGTAGAAATAGTCTCCAGGGAGCCCAACAGTGGGGAGGTCTTTGATAATGTTTTGGGGGTCTGAGCACCAGACAACTGACTCAGGAGCAGTACTAGGGTTGACGCTGGTAACGACAAGATCAGCCATTTTAAGGGGGAACTTTTCAGCATCACTAAGGGTTGTGTCCAGCATGAATTGTAGCATGAAATTGCTACGCCCCATAGCTGCTTCACGTTCGATAAGATCTTCATCATTAAATCGTGCGGGGTCTGTTACTGTCCAGGGTTCAGCTCCATTTTCTATGTCTTCTGCTAGTTGTGGAGCTAGGAGTCCTTCGTAGTTAGCTAGTTTTTTAGGGTATCTAGCAGGCCAAACAAAGGGTCTGTAGTTACGTTCTGCTAGTTTACGATAGATTGTGAAGGTTGTCTGAGGTGTACCCAGAAACATAATTCTAGAATCAGCATGAGGTGTCAAGATAGATTCTGTTTCAGTACAGAGCTGCAGGAGTTTTTCTCTCATGAGTTCTGTCATTGAGTTACCTGGCACTTCTACGTCATCAAGAATCATTAGATCTGCGCGGCTACCAGTAAGCTGACCAGTAATACCAACAGACTTAACTGAAGGAGCTTGGTGAGGTTTAGCCGGTCCAACATCGAACGAAACTCGTGACCATCGTTGATCATCTGATTTAGGTTTAAGGTGTCCAAGCCAAGTTACTTCTAGAATAAGGCGTTGACAAAAAATAGAAAAGGAGTCTGCTCTATCCTTAGAAGCAGATACCACCATAATTTTCTTGTCAGGGTTGTTAAAGAGGGTCCAAAGCACAAAGGCTGCTGTAATCCAGCTTTTACCAACACCACGAAAGGCTTGGATTTGTAAACGTTTAGGTCCGTGTTGAAGGTATTCTGCGATGCAGAGCTGAGCCCGTGTTGGTTGTGGTAGTTTGAGGTGAGCCCAGATAGCGGTAAGGAAATATCTGAAGTCTGATCTAAGGTTAGCCTCAAGATCGTTTGTATGCATGTTATGTAGCTCTCTATGAGTGGTGTCTAGAAGCGCCTGTAAGGGGCCTCTAGGGTGTGTTAGGTAGGATGACACCCTAGAGGAGTTTTAAGAGCCTTCTAGAGGCTTTTAAGCGCTACCACGGTTATAGGTAGCTTGAGCTTCTTTACGAAGGGTCTTGTTTTTCGTTAGCTTAGCCAGGTAACGGCGAGCTTCTTTACCAATTGCTTGGTCTTTATACTTATCGGCAGAGTATTTACGTGCCCAAATCATACGCCCTTCTTCTTCAGTATAAGCCGTTTTACGAGGGGCAGGACTAGGAGCAGGACGAGAAGCAGCAGGACGAGAAGCAGCAGGACGAGAAGCAGCAGGACGAGAAGCAGGAGTCACGTTACGGCGACGTCCTACACCAGTGCGCCCACCGGAAGCTTTATATTGAGCATCACTACGTGCAATATCAGCAGCAGTGCTGCCAGAACGACCAGCGGTTGTAGATTTTGCTCCTTTACTACCACTACGTGAACTAGTAGTGCTAGCGCGACGTCCTACACCAGTTTTACCACCAGATGCACGGTATTGGGCATCACTACGTGCAATGTCAGCTGCGGTAGCAGCAGGTTGGCTGCGGTCTCTACCAACTGTATAGGTACCTACCGGCTTACCTTTTCTAAAACCTTTACTGTAACGATCGTAGTGACTTTCAGGCATCCAATTACCTTTGCCATCAGCAATAACACGCTTACCGTTAAGGACTGCGCGTTGACCCCTACGTACTACACGAGCAGGTTTTTGCTGCCTACGCTGTCGTTGAGATTCTTGACGTTGTTGTCTAGTTTGACGAGAAGCCATGATAAATTACTTAAGTTTAGTATTGTACTTTTTACCGCGCCAGGTAAATGTAGACTTACCTGCTTTACGTGCTGCAGCAAATGCACGGTCAAAATCTTTAGCTGCAGAAGACGTTGCTTTAGGTTTAGGAGCAGGTTTTGCTTTAACTTTAGGTTTTTGGTTGTTTGGACGACTAACCTTTTCTTTACCTTTAAGAGTGCCATCACCAAAAGGTCGTACAGCACCTTCTCCAAGAATCATAAGACCAGCTCGCGCCAAGGCAGGTAGCAAGCCAGCCCCTCCTGCAACCCCTGCTCCACGGGCGGCTGCACCTGCAACCCTTCGTGCTCCAGAAGAAGAAGGAAGTTTATCGCCACGTGCTTGTGGACGTGGGACATTACTTTTAGGACCAGTAGGTTGTTTTGTACCATATCTGTTAGTACCACCCCTGCGTCCAGTATCACCAGCAACAGCGTTAGGTGTCCGTCGTGAAGGACCTTGAACGGGTGGGTTACGTGGTCCTTGTGCTCCTCGACGTTGACCTTGTGCGCCGCTTTGAGTCACTACAGCACGTCCAGACGTACGGCTAGAACGTGTCTGTGAAGAAGTAGGACGTGGAGTATCAGCTGCTGATGCTCTTGAACGTGCAGCTCGGTTAGAAGAGCTAGTACGACGATTACGGTTAGTACGAGACTTTTTCCGTGGGTCTCTATTGTCAGCCATTATTTGATGTGGGATAGAATGAGTTGTTCACGTTGGGGATGAAGACCAAAAGTTTGTCTCATCCATGTAAGCCAGTTGTTACTTCCTTTATCCTGATTGCAGCGGGAACACGCTGGCACAATGTTACTAGTAAGATCTTCTCCACCCAAAGAACGAGGGTGAACGTGGTCAAGAGTAAGTTCATGTAGTTCATAAGTTTCTCCACAATAAACACATTGACAGTTAAAGTGCTCTTTAATAGCACGCCTCCATAGGCGTTTAGCTTCTGGGGATGTCATGGTTATTAGGTTGTAAAGGTAGTGATCAGGACTAGGAAGTAACGGAGTCATGGCTTAATTTTTAGCTTTGCTCTGTTCCTTGCTCGGTTTTTAGACGGGTCTTCACGGACGAACGTGCCCTTCGTGGTTTGGGAGAAGTCTTTACCTCCTTTACCGTAGACACCGGCGTCTCTGCGGGCTTTGGTGTGCTTGACTCTGTATTGGGTAGCAGATTCTGATTGACCATCTTTGACAGCCTTCGCGTACTTGTGACGCCTAGCGGCTGCATTGTCGCGGTAATTCTTCGCACTTTTCTTCAGTTGGGAATAAGGTTTTTTACGAGGAGCCATTAGCGTCGGATTGCTCGTTGTACTTCATCAAAATCAATGGTAGGCATAATATCAGCAAGACCGCTGAGAGCAGAACCCTCAACGGCTACACCAGTAATATCATTTTTAGCTAACCAATCACAGGCTGCTTTAAGGTCCTGTGTAGTTGCTTCACCAGATTTAATGCGTGCTAGAAACTCTCGTGTAATTAAATTATGAAGTTCGTTAAATACGTCTTCATTAGCACGGTTTTTAGCCATTTTTTAATAGCATTTGGTCAAGTTTAGTCTCAATACGGATCATGTGATCTTCCATTTTTTGCATTGCAGTGTCAAAATCTTGTTTTGGAACATATTGTGTTGCAACACGTAGCTCAAATGTATCAAGACGTTGATCCATATCGTTTATTCTATTGTGTATTCTGTTAGTTAAAGCTGCACCTGCCGCTAGCGCAGCTACGGTAGCAGATACGACTGCTTCAATCATTTTACAAGAGGCTTGCTAGAGTCAGGTGCTACCACTCATATTCACTAATGTAACATGTACCACTGTTACTTTGTGTTGTTTTTACATGAAGAGTGGAGTTTTCAGGAACAGTAATGTAAATACGTTCATCTGTTTTTATGTAATGCTCACCAGTGCCATCATTTAATTTAAAATAAACAGGATGACCATTAGCGTGAAGACTTACTTTACGGCAATAATTAGACAAAACTTGGCTAGTGTAAGTATCACCTACTGAAACAGTATAAGCATTTCCTGGAGTGTTGTAGTATCCAGGATGTGTTAAGATGTTATCAATGGTCATCGGTTTGGAAACAGACCGTTTTTGATAAACTCAACTGCTGCATCATCAATGTCGTTATCAGTAGACTCAGCTAGTTTAGCAAGCAAATCTACGATAAGTAGTTTGACACTTTGAGATTGAAGAAAAGAAAAAAGAATTGGACGGATAATGGTGATCATTTTATTCTCCAGCAAATTTGCGGTAAGGGGTTTGGGGGTGAACGGGAAAACCGCTCCAGTCAATATCTTTATTAGATTTGAAATTGATGTGCCAGCCGTCCATAGGGGTAGGCGGGGTGATTACTTCACCAGTGTCTTGGTTATAGACACCATCGTCGTTATAAATGGTACCAACTTCATCACATGCCCACTTGTGGGTGTAGTAACTCCATTGTTCTTGAAGATCAGGTTGTTCTTCAGTGCCTACGTTAACGACATTAAGGATTCCAACTGCTTCAGCGGCTTGTTTCCATACTTCTTCAGAGGGGAAACGAAGGTAAGTAGTAGTCATATGGTTTAAAGGGTTAGCGCTTGTAATGTTGCGTCAGGAAGACGCTGGGGGTAGTAGGTGAGGCGGGATATGTGACCGTTTAAATGAGTGTCCGATTGGTAGGTTCCTCTAAATCCAATGGCTAGTTCGTTTAGACCAGTGGGCACGGATGTTGGACTTGATCCAGTTAAAGCTGTAGCATCACCATAAGCAGCATAATCATTTGCTTTGTATCCAAATGCAACCAGCCCTCCACCTGCGACTAAAGTTGGAGCAGTGCCATACTGGTATGAAGTACCAGATACGGTAACGAAGGGTTGTCCATAATCCGTCCCAATGTTAAGTCCAAGTCGATTACTGTTGGTTCCATCGTTTATTGTGTATGTAAATGCAGGATCTGCTGTCGTCACAGAATTACTAACTACTGTCCCCTCACTCTGGTTATACCAACTACTAAAATTACTCCCAGTAATAGTCGCCACATCCGCCGACCGTGTTAGTGCTGTGCCGGTAGTTGGGATGTAGGAGGTTGGGAAGGATCCTATTTCTAATTGGGAGCCCCAAGCGTAAACACCAGAGACACCATCTCCCTGATAGATGTCAACATTATCAGACTCACAAAGTCGTACAGAAGGATATTGCAGAGAAACAGGAACCGTATAAGTTACCGAGCACCGATACCAACCATTTGGAAATTGCTGGATAGTTCCTGTGCGGCCAGCATCAACAGTACCAATAGACCCTGCTCCTGTCAAATTAAAATTAACACCGTCAAAACTAAACCCTGTATCAAACCTAAGTTTTACAAATGTCCTGCCATTAGGCTTTAAGAAAATAGAATAGGTGTAATCAGTAGAAGTGGAAAGAAGTAAACCACCTGAACGAATAAAATCATGCCGACCGTTGGTGTTGTCTTCTGTAACTAAATCTGCTGTAAGCGTATTATCTGGAGAAGTAGTTTGGTTTAAAGAGTAGGTTCGACCACTTCCTCCAGTGTACCAAGTTACATCCGAACTAGTTTCTATCTCATTCGTCCTACTCTCCTCCACCAACAACCCAAGGCTCTCACCCGTCGTTGGGTCGTGATCGAAGCGTGGTGCGGCAGATGCTGCGGTGGTGGTTGGGATGTAGGTGGTAGGAGTAGTGCCTTCTTCTAGTTGGGCGCCCCAGATGTAGACATCACTAGGGTTCCCAATAACCCCAAAAACGCGAATTGCATTTGCGGTGGCGGTAGAGGTTCTAGATCCGCTAATTCGCCACCATCCGTTACCCACCTGGGTTGCAACAGGAGGACTAAAACTAGCATCAACGTCAAAGAAGGCGCCAGTCACTAAATTAAAAGAAAAGTAAAAGGGGCCAACGCTTAGCCTTACATAAGCATCGCTGTCCGCACCAGCTTGCTTGACATACAGCGAATAAGTATGCTGAAGCAGGTCAAGAGTTAGCACCTGTTGAATGCCATTGGACCCACCGCTGCTCTCGAATCTTTCGGCTGTATATCTACCGTCAGGCGCCAAAGCAGCATTAGGCGTAATCGTTACCGTGCCGCCTGTTATAGATAAATTCCAAGGACTCTGATCAAACTCCTCACTCCGCAGCAACAAATTCGTCGTCGCCGTTTTAATCAGCCCGTTGCTGTCAACATAAGTACCAGCACTCAAATTACTACCACTCATCGACCGTTGGTGGTCAACAAGTGGTATATTAGTTACGAA